AAGAATAAATAATGATTTACACAATCAAATTTTAAATAGAATAAAAAAAATATATAATACGGCAAATATAAATGAATTTAATAAAATATTAAAATTAGAAGAATTTGAATATTTATTTAATATTAAATAAATGAAACATAAAAATTAGTTATACTAATTTTTATCATTATTTAAGCTTTAATTTTTTCAATAATTAGTTTGATATTATTTTTCTTTCTGGCAATCATTTCACCAGGATCAAACATTGGTAATTTTTTATTCCATTCTTTATCATAGTGTTCCTTATGATATTTTTTATATTTATTACAACCAAGTGTAAATTCTGGAACATCTTTCGCTTTGTACCAATAAACTTTCTCCGCTATATTTTTAGAATGGACACGATTATCAATAACCATAACACCATAATTTTCAGTGATTTCACCAAAAACTTGCTCAAATACAGCTAAAGTTGGAAACATACCAGCGTAGTGTTCATATAATCTTTTTCTGTTTGATGTTACATCTTCTGCTAATAAAAAAACGTAATCAAAGTTACTTCTTAATTCAGGGGGAATACCTAATGAGAATTGCATAGTTAAAATAAATGATACGTGGTGATGTCTGCCATTAAAAAATAATTCTAAGATTTGGGGATCTTTTAACCATTCACCTTTACTTGACATACAATCGTCCATGATTAACATTATTCTATCATCTTTTAATTTTTTACCATCTTTTTTTCTCAAAGAATTATCTTCATTTAATTTAGCCTGTCTTTGATAGATTTTTGCTAAAATTTCTGTATCAAACTCGTTATAAATATAAGAGTCAGGACAAAAATCACCATAAAATTTATTTAATTTTTCAGTTCTTGAAATAATTACAGAGGCAGGCATTTTACGTTTATGGTATAAAATTTCACGGGTTAAATAAGATTTACCAGTCGCGCGTTTCGCGATGAGACACATCGTCGAATGTTCGCACATTTTTTCTATAGGAAATCTTTTTAGTTGTAAACGTGAACTTCCCATTGAAACACTTTTATAATTACTCATTATAAATATAGCTAGAAAATAATTTATATTTCAATTTCTTTCGTACAATTTTGATCATAGAATAATTCAATCACTTCTATAGTTTTATTTGTATTATTATTCAACCAGTACTTAATATTTTCTTTTAAAATATTTAATCTTTCTTCCCATTCTTTTTCATATTTTTTATTTATTCTATAAATATTATCTAATCCTGTTTTCCAACAAGATTTAATTTTAATGTTATCTTTATTTATATAACTATCTGGGTTAAATCTTATAAATACTATTGGTTTATGTTCAAAATCTAAAGATATTTCCATTAATCTTTTATTATCACAACTACAATCATAAGTTGTATGTTGATTTTCATCTATTTCAATTATTAGAATTTGTTTTTCCAATTCTAATAATATATCAGGTCTTCTTGAAGATTTGCCATTAATAATTTTCTTATCACAAGTCCATTGATAATTATTAAAATATTTAATTAATTCATCTCTAATAGCTATTTCTTTTGTTTTATAATTTCTAGATGTTTTTTTATCTGGAAATAAATGGATGAAACATAATAAACAATATCCTTCATTTTTTTTATTTGGAATAGTATGACACCATTCTGATTTACATAGTGCTGAGCCTCCACATATTTTACAATATTTTTTAAGTTTTTTATGTAAACATATTGATTTTCCACCACAATCAACACAATAACTTCTTTGTTTATTATGTTCACATATACCACCACCATTGCATTTCTTACAATTTGATTTATTTATATTGTGTATGCATATTTGTGAGCCGTGACATTCCACACATTTTGATTTAGCTTTATTATGTGGACATATATGACTTCCGTGACATTCAACACATAAATGTTTTTGTTTTTGATGAATACATATCCCAGTTCCTTGACAATCTTTACAATATATTTTAATTTTATCGTGTATACATAGTCCTTTACCCCCACATTCTTTACAATTAAATTTTATTTTTTTGTGTTCACAGTATGCAGTTCCATTACATTCTTTACATCCAGTTTTATTTATGTTATGTGAACACAATGACGAACCTCCGCATTCTTTACATCTTGTTTTAATTTTATCGTGTTTACAAAATGCACCTCCTTTACATTCTCGACAGTTAAATTTAACAATATTATGAGAACAATACGCAGAACCACCACAATCTCGACATCTTGCTTTCATTATACCGTGAATGCAATATGCCCCTCCTCCACATTCCTTACAATTAAATTTTCTTTTTTTATGTATGCATATACTGCTACCACCACATTCGACACAATCATTTTTCCTCTTTCCGTGAGGGCATTTTTTAACCACAACACCATCAGCCATCAAAATATACTAATTTAAATTAATATATTATTAATAAAAAAATCAATTTTTTTATAAATTAAAATTATTTTTTTGGTTTCACAGAATATTTAATTTTTAATCCAGTCACATATGTCTTTGTCTTTTGTTTGCTTGATTCTTTGTCAATATAGTTTGTAATTTTCTCTGCGGAAATATATTTATCCAATATTATTTTATCTTCTTTTGTAATCAATTCTTCTAATTTTTCATCTTTAATAATTTTATCAGATGAATTTTCTTGAGCAAAACAATTAATGATATCATCATTTAATGGTATACTAAAATCTCTAAAACAATTTACATCAGGTATAACATACATTGTATATAACATATCTTGATATATAATTTTTAAATATCAATTTTTTAATAATAATCTATTATAATTTATATAATATGTCTAATAATGATTATTACGCTAAATATTTAAAATATAAAAATAAATATTTAGAATTAAAGAGTTTGTACGGTGGTAAAGTTACAGACTGTCCTATTGCCAAATATTCTAAAAACGCCGAAGGATATTATAGAGATCCAGAACATTATGACGAAGTTGAATGTATATTAAACCAAATGGTACCTAAATTAGAATCATCTGTAGCTCAAACTTTCACTTTACCTGAAATTACTACTTATTTACGTGCTTTACAAGGATATTATAATAAGTATGTATTATGTGCACCAGATGCAACAAATCAATTCAAAGCCCAATGTGCTTCTCATTTAGCAAAACTCAAAAAATGGCGTGTTGAAATGCAAAAAAAATGGAAAGATGTACCAGGTGTAAACTCTTTACAATCATTAATTACAAGAGAATCTCCTTCTTTTGCTTTAGCCACAAATTAAAAAATTGTATTAATTATAATAAAAACATATTTTTATTATATATAATGCCAGTAAATTTAAAGTTATCAAATGAAAGTTTGCAAAAAATAATTGATATTGAGGGAACCCCTTTGCAAATATACGACAGTGAATTAATTATAGAAAATTTAAGAGAATTCTTAAATAAAATGTCATCTAATTTTACAGGATTTAGACAATATTACGCTGTAAAAGCTTTACCAAATCCTCATATATTAAAATTATTAATTAATAATGGGTGTTATTTAGATTGTAGTTCATTAACTGAATTAAAAATAGCAGAGGATTTAGGATTATCAGGTGAACAAATAATGTTTACAAGTAATTATACTTCAAAAGAAGATTTACAATACGCTAAAAATTTAAATTGTATAATAAATTTGGATGATATTAGCTTGATAGATGATTTGGCGTCTTTAGGTGATATGCCTGAATTACTATCATTAAGACTAAATCCAGGTATTGGTAAAACAAATTCTGAAACCAAATCAAATATTTTAGGAGGTGAGAAATCTAAATTTGGAATTTCACCTTTACAAATATTAGAAGGTTATACAAAAGCTAAAAAATTAGGAGTGAAAAGATTTGGTTTACACGTAATGACTGGTTCAAATGTTTTAGATTTATCTTATTGGAATGAATTAGTAGAAATTATTTATAGTACAATAGTTACAATTTCAAATTTTTTGGATATAAATTTTGAGTTTATTAATATTGGAGGAGGAATTGGTATTCCTTATCAAGAGGACAGCCAAAAAGTTGATATAGAATCATTTAGTAATAATTTGAGAACTTGCATCAATACTCAGTTGAATAAATATAAAATTAACGATATAAATATATATATGGAAAATGGTAGATATATAACTGGTCCTTATGGATGGTTAATATCTAAATGTAATGTAATTAAAAAAAATATTAGAGAAAATGATACACAAATATTTTATGGTTTGGATGCTTGTATGGCTAATTTAATGAGACCAGGAATGTATGGTGCATATCATTATATTACAATTTCTGGTAAAGAAAATGAAAATAAAATGAAAGCAAATGTTGTAGGAACTCTATGTGAGAATAATGATTGGTTTGCTACAGATAGAGAATTACCTGAAGCAAAAAAGGAAGACCTGTTCATTATACACGATACTGGAGCCCATAGTCATTCAATGGGGTTTCAATACAATGGAAAACTTAGAGCCCCAGAAATATTACTAACAAATAATAAATATAGATTAATAAGAAGAAGAGAAACAATTAACGATTATTTAGCAACCATTGTTCCATCAACTGCTTTAGATACTAGTATTCTGATAAAAGACAATGTCAAATATTTGAGTTAATAACAACATAAAAACAACATAAAAACAACATAAAAACAACATAAAAACAACATAAAAACAACATAAAAACAACATAAACAAAAAAAAAGCGAAGCTGAGCGAAGCGAAATAAAACAAAGTTTTATAAAAAATACGCTAGTATTTTTTACAAAGTTGAGTAAAACGAAATAAGCCACCGGCTTATCTTACCATTCAGGCAAACTAGTAAAAATATCAAAATCAGGATGTGATACTTTATAATCTTCAATATTTGGAGATTCAATTTTATTTATTACATCTGGTACTTTATCTATTTTTATTTGATTCATTTCAATAACAGCTTCTGGTTTAATAAATTTATCTGCGTGTGAGCATTCTTCTGTAGAAATAAATACAGCTAATATACGTTCATTATCCCAAAATAAAATTAATGCAACAATAGATGAGACCAATAAAGGTAATTTTACTTTTTCGTAAAGATTAACCCTTTCTTTACATCTTTTTTCGTCATCAGCTTGTTGAAACCAAAAAATTAAAACAAAAGTTATACAAATAATTAAAAAATCATTTAATTTAGATTTGAATAATGCCATTATTATATATAAGAAAAAATTATATTATTTTCTAATATAAATTAATAAAATGATGATTAATAATTTAAACATTGAACGCATTATTAAGTATGTTCTTTTAGGCTTGGTTGTTCTCGTTGCTACAAAATATATTCCAGATAAAAGCTTACCTACAAAAGAAATAATAATGATTTCTGCTACATCAGCTATAGCATTTTCAATTTTAGATATGGTTTCTCCCTCTGTAAATGTTTCACAAAAGCAAAAAACCCAAGTTTAATTTTAAATATATTAGATATATTTAAAAATAAATTTAAAAATTTAAATAATTATTAAAAAATTTTCTTTTACTTTTACTGGAATCTTTTTCTTTAGTATCATTTTTGGTTTCATTTTTATCAGTACCTCCACCACCTACATTATTTGAGAATATTTCTTGGTAATCTTTTTCATTTGTTTCTGGACGATATGATAAAGAAGTATTCAAATCAGTTTCTCCTAAATTTTTTTCTAAAATATGTTTAATTTTATCATCTATTGTTTCATTCTTTTTAGGAGAAGCGTGATTAGATGAAACTTTAGTTGCTTTAGTCATTGGCGAATCGTTTGATTCACTTGTTTTTTCATATGATTTATTTTTAGGAGTTACATAAGATGATGTATTATTTTTATCTTCAGTAGATGGTTTATTAATTATTTCTAAAATTTTAGATTCTAAATCTTTCTTTTCATCACCACCAATTTGTAAATTTGCATTTTTTGGTTCATCTTTAGAATTAATTTTATTTAAAATTTCATGTGTATCTAATTTATTTGAAACTTCTCTTGAATCTATTTTAACTAACATATCTTGTCCTTCTAATTTAACTAAATTATTATTTGAAATAGGATTTGTATTAGTTAATTCTCTTCTAATTAATTTTTGAATATTTTTTTCATCTGCTTCAGTTATATTTCTATCAAAATTATCATTTGGAATATTTGGTTCAAGTTCTTCGCCTAAATATAATTCTAATATTTCTTTAACAGGTAATAGTTTTCTTATACCTTCTTTAATTGAATCTTTAATTAAATGAATAGTATCTCGTTGATTTCTTTTTAATTCTATTGCAGGATATTGATGATACATTAAATAAGGATTATTCCATAATTCTCGTGCACATTCAATATAAATTTTATGGATAAAATCTTCTATTTTAATATTTTCATAAAATTTAGGATCAATTTTTGTTTGTAATTTATAACCAGGAGGAGCTAAACAATTTGGATTATATGTTAAAACTATAATATTTGCTTTAATAGTTGCTTTAACTAAATCATGTAACCAACTAAAACTTTTTGTATTATTCATTATTCTTTCTGTTTCTTGTTTGATCATTTCTTCATTCCATTTAGGGATTCTTTTTAAAAATGATTGAAATACTTTTAATACATTATTTGCTTCATTTGATACTTTTAATGATTCAGCATAAATTGATTGAACCCCTTCATAAATCAAGGGTGTTAAAATATTAACTAATTGTGTTGTATATTCTAATTTTGTTTCTACAAAAAAATTTATCATATTAAAATAAGATAGATTATTTATGTTTTTAAACCTAATTAATCTATTTAAATATTAAAAATAAACTAAATTTATATTTGGTTTATTATCATATATTATTTTGTTGCGTTCATTTATTTAATGGTGTATTACCACCTCTAGTTGTTAAATAATCTAAATCTTTTTGTTTTACACATAAACATCCTCCTTGAACAGAAGAACCTAACGAACAAGCAAAGTTATTAGGAACATATTGTTTCAATTCTTCTTTATCAATATCATTTTCTAATAATTCAGGAGGATAGGGCCAGCCAGAGTTAATACAACAGGAAGGTGAGCATTTATTATTAAATAAAAAGTTTGGTTTTTCTGTAAATAGATTTGATAATCTTTCTTTCAATTGTTTTTTTTCTCTTTGATTACAATTGTTCATCATTGGAATAACTAAAAATACAAATAACGCAATAATAATTATTGAATAAACAAAAAAATCATCATTATTGTTACCACCAAATAATTTATTAATTCCTAAATTTAAAGACATATTAATATAAATTAGATATTTTTATTTTTAATTTTTATTAAGATATTTACTCTTGTTGATAAGAATTATCATTTTTTATTTGATCAAAAATTGAGTCAAATCTTTCTTTCAATTTTTTTTTATCTTGTGTATAACAACTTTCTACAGCAGGCATCACAAATATGAAAAATATAACAGCTATAATAATTGAAGATATAAATATTTGATTATTTTCATTAATTAGATTAGACATATGTATTAATTTAGAAAATTTATATTTTTAATATTTTTAATATATTTTCTAATTAGATTTAATGAATTTATTAAAAAAAATTACAAATAATTCAAAAGATAAATTTAATTTAATCCAAAAAAAAATAAATATTAAAAAACAATATAGTATTGATTTTGAAAATGTTAATAAAGAAATGAAAATGGTTTTTAAAGATAAAGGTATTACAAAAGTAATAGGAGATTATCATTTTTTTGGAACTTTTAATATTCAGACAAAGATGTGGACTTGGGCAAATATAATCCCTAATATAAGTATAGATAAAATTAATTATGTAAATCAATTAAGATTGAAAGCATATATTTTTGAGAAAAATATAAATAGTAGTGAAATAATAATGTTTTTCTTCCAATTTTTAACAAATAATTCTATGTTTATTCCTGAAGAAAAATATATGGGATTGATTATTGATTTATTATTATATCTATCAGATGATATGTATATTTTTGAAAGACCTTTGGATAGTAATACTATTGAAATATATGGATTAGTAAAAATTAATGAATTAATGAATTAATTTATTTATTATCCAAATTTATATTATGTGTCTTACTAATTTTCTTTTTATCCTTACTAGATAAAGTATAAAAATCTTGTGTTTTATCTATTTTTAAAAATAATTCTAATTCTTTAACAGTAATATCTTTTTTATAACCTTGTAAAATAGCTATTAGTTTATCTTCCATATTATTTTTCACTAAATAATTAGCTATTTGATTTATAAATATAATTTCTTCAATAGATTTGTTTGGTATAATTTTTAATAAATTAATAATATTTTTCCTATTAATATTTTTTAATGAAGTTTTATTTAAGTCTGAACTAAATTTCATTTTATCTGTCTTCAAAAAGTAGTTGGTATTATATCTATTAATCCAGAAAGAAGTATTTAAACAAGTATAAAATCCATGAATATTTTGTAAATACCAATTTTGATCGGTATAAATACTTGTTTCAATATTATCTCCTCTTGAAATTGAATCTGATGTTTTAACTAAAGAATAAATAATTTTTTTCCATGATTGTTTTGATTGAGTTAATATTTTCTTTATATAATGTTCGTGAATCATTAAAGGTAATAACACTTTTTCTGATTCATATAATTTAAATGTTGATTCATAATCTAAATATGAATTTAGTAATCGTTCAGTAGCTTCATATAATCCAACGTCAATATTCTTTTTCCTTGATTTTTCAAAAAAATCATTTAATTGTTCAATATTTGTAACTTGTTTATAATGAAATGATAATTCTTGTAAAATATTTATTAATCTTCTAATATCAAATTGAGAAAAATTAATTATACTTTCAAATATTTCTTCATTATCTATAATATTAAAATCTTCTTCTTTTGAAATAGTTTTTATTAATGAAGATATTTCTATTGTTGAAGGAGAATAAAATCTTATTTCTTCACAATTCTTTTTCAAATCATTTAATAATTTTGAATGTTGATTATTTGATATAAATATAAGAGGGAACGAGTTTGTTTTATTATTTTCTTTATAAATATCCATAATATATTTTTTTTCAGATGTTAATGATATATTTTCTGTTTCATCAAATATTAAAGCTATTTTATTATTCTTGTCTTTATAAAAATTTAATTTTGATAAAATAGAATTTTCTTGGTTGTAATATTCGTCGAAATCATCTAAATTTCTAAAATCTTTAATTTCACTTGGATTAATTATTCTAACAATATAACCAGCTTCTTCTAATAATAATTTAACAGTTAATGTTTTTCCAATTCCGTGATTTCCTGAGACTATAATAGCATTATTTTTTGATTTTTGTTTTAATGCATTTAACCATTCTTTAACTTTTTTTATTTGCTGTTTGTGTCCTATTATTTGATTGAGCATATTGGGACGATATTTATTCACCCACAAGGTATCCATTATTAAAAATATCAATTTCTTGTCTAAATAACTTTAAAAAAGTTTAAAAATTTTTAAAATAATATTATTTTATAAAAATAATTTCTATTATAGTATATATACTTAATGGACTATAATAGAAATGGATCTAGAAACAACTCTTCTATTGACGACGAAGTACAAAAATTACTTCGTAAAGGAAGCAAAATAACTTCTCAAGACTTTGCCAGATTAAGAAGCATGGGTAAAGATGAAGAAGTAGTAGCAAGAATTCAAAATGCTTATGTTGATAAGACAGGAAATATCACCAAGAAAGCTAAGAAGTTTGCTCAATTAATTCGTGAAAAATACAGCGAAACTCAAACACCTTTTCACTTACTCTTAGAAAAAGCTCACAAATACAAGGTTAAATACAGTTTAACTGATGATGAATTTGCTGAATTCCAAAGAATCTACGAACAAGAATTAGTAGGCACAAACAAAAACACTGACTTATTCCCTGCCCAAACTAACTTAGGTAAAGTATTAGGCAATGTTACATTAGATAACAATGGTTTCTCTGGCAAACTCAATGATGTTGACCAAAAATATTTAAATGAAATAATGAAACTCCACCAAGCCTCCAGAGCTTTACACGCTCAAGTTTTACTTCAATCAATGCAATACGAAGATTGCGACTTTGAAGCATTAACTGGCAAATACGAAAGAAACTTACACAGAGTAGGTGAACACATCCACCCCGTAGTTGCTGCTATGTTCTTACCTAAATTCCCCGTTATTGAAAACTTTTTCTTATTCTCTAACATTGCTGGTATCGTAAAATCTCGTTTCAACGGTGAAGTCTTAGATTCTCGCCCCGACTACGAATTATTCTATGCATTAACAACTGACCCTAATGACGTAGTATGTGACAACAAATCAACAATCTTAGACTTAATGAACAGAGCTCAACTCCAAACACAACTCTGGAACAACGTTTTACACTTAAGAAACGGCCAATACTACAATGCCTCTTTCAAGGATTTCATCATGTCAGTAGACATGTGCAGACTCAACAAACAAGACACACCTGACTTAGTATACGGAAGATACGATGGTGTAATCATCAAGAGACTTCTTTCTGCCTTCTCATTCAGACCCACCGTTGTAGCCACAACTCCTCTCTTAATGAACCCTGTAGCATTCAATCCTTATTCTTTCAACGTAAAACCCCAAGTTACATCTGTACCTATGATTAACATGAGATTACCCCCTGTATTAAATGCACAAAACGCTGACCCTGTTGAATTAAGCTCTGCCTTAGAACAATCCCAATTCTTCTTAGAAAACGGTGCCATTGTTCCCAGAAACACTTCTTTAATCTGGTCTCGTGGTGTACTTGTTTTCTACGTTGACCGCAGAGCAACAAACCTCAAATTCAACGACCAATTAAATGCATTCTCTATGTCTCAATTACCTACACCCATTGCTGGGTTCGAAAGATTAAACAGACGCAAGGTAAACTTTGACTATGATTTCCCCATCCAAGGTGAAACATACAAATTAAGATCCGTTGTATATTCTGATGTAAACATCCAAGACGGCAAGGAAACAGACTTAGTAATTGGTTCATCTGCATTAATCAGAGTCCCTGCTGACATGAAAACAAGATTCACTGAAAACTACTTAGTATACGATCCTTATGGCCCAATCAACTCACACAACGAAACAGGCAGCTTAGTAATGGACACACCCATCACCAAGATTAACGATTTCGATGTAAATGTTGATTTAAGTTTCAGAACCTTAGCCGAAACAAAGGGCACTGTTTTCATCTATGCTTCTGAAGGCAAGACTGATGAAAAGAAAGAAATCACTTTTTAAATCTTATAACGAAGTGCATATACTTATAACATATTAATATAATAATTGAATAAATTATTATATTATTAGTATCCATAATCAAAACCTTGTAATCCTGGGAAACCCTGTATATTTGATTTACCTGGAATTTCGGCATCATATTTAATTTTATCTACATTAGATTCTCTCATATGAATGATATTATCCATAGAAGGTAAAGTTCTTTCAAGGCTTTTTGTATTAATTGGTAAAGGAGGTCCAACAGGTTGAGTTGAAATATCTCTTAAATAACCAACTTTTTGATCTACATTTGATATAATAATAGGTAAAATTTCTCCTACTACTATACAATTTAAATCTTTTATTTGTCCTCCAATATTATATGGTAAATTTCTTGAATATTCTATGAATACATATCTCATTACAATAATTAAATCTTCATCTTTTTGTGGACAAATTACAAACTTTTTATTAGTTTTTCTGAACACGGATAAAATAAGTTGTTTGTTTATTAAATCTAAATTTTCTGGTGAGAAAAAACTACTTTCTAATGCTCCAATTTCTTCTTGTGACATTTTTAATTCATTTTTTATTAATTGATTTCTTAATGCTTTACCTTTTTTATTTTCAGCAAAATAACCAACTGGAAATTCTTCAAAATTATATTTAGGATATTTCTTTGTTGCAGACATTATTATAGATTAGATTATATATTTTTATATAATCTAAAATATTAATTAATTATTATTCAAATGTATAAGTTTCTATTACATTTACATTATCTGGTAATACTTTTTCAAAATAAGAAAATAATGTTGATGGAAATACTTGTATTTCTTTAAATTGTTCATTTATTGCTTCTCTATCTTTTGTTATAATAACTTTTTTATTTCCAGCTACTGTTTCTTTAAATATTACCCATTCATATTCATCAAATCTTAATTGTCTTACCATTAAACTTCCTTCTTTATATGTTGGTTTACCAAATACACTAAAATTTTGTTTTTCAAAATTACTTAATAATGTTCCTACTTTGTTATGCATTAAATTTCTAAAATTATTTGGTATTATATTAATCAATGATGTATCGCCTGATAAACTACTTCCAATATTGACTAACATAGTCTTTACTTTATCATCTAATGCATTGCCTTTATCTTTCATAAAATTTTCTGGTTGCATAATTATTTGTGTTACTGCATTTCTAACTAATTTACTAAAATTTGATTTATCTCCATTTATATCATCAAAAATACTACCATATATTTTGAATTGTTTATTTTTAGATAATGGGTCATATGTAATATCAGCAAAATTAGAATCAATTACTAATAAATAACCGTAATTTGGTACATAATATTCCATATTATTTATTTTATATAACCAACAACTATTTCCCGTACCATCAGTTTGAACATCTTTAATATATACGTTATTTTCAAGTGAAAAATTTTCAAAATAAATTTGATGTTTTTCTAAGATTGCACAAGCATATATTAATTGAAATAATATTGAACACCATACATCTGGATTATGATAACCAGTTGATGTCATTCTTCTTACTGAACCAGTAGATTCATAAATCTTTGAATTCCATTTTAATATATTTGTATTTGGTGCTTCAGTAAGAGCGACAAGTATTTTAGGTTCTTCTCTACTTAAATCTAAATATTCATCTTTAACTCGCGAATCTCTTTTTCCTGATATTTCAGAAGCTAAATCATTTATTTTTTCTGTTACTGCAGATAATCTATTTAATTCATCTGCCATTCTTAAAGTTTCTTTATCATTTAATGGAATATATGAACGAGATGTTCTTGCTTGTATTCCATTAAATTCTTTTAATTTTACTAATTTACCATCAACTAAATTGTAATTTGGATATGCAAGATCTTCTAAAGTTAATTTATATTTATCTTTTAATTTCTGTTCATTTGATTTATGATTTAATAAACCTAAATGATCTTTGTCTTTTTTAATCATATCTAATTTATTGAATCCAACCTTTGATTCACCATCAAATACATACAATAATATATTAATAAAATTTGGAGATATCTTTTTTCTTACTATTGAATCAACCCAATGATAATATTTAATATCTCTCCATACATCAAAATCATTAGAATTCATTTGAGCAACTGAATAACAATTTGCAGATCCAATATTTAATTGATATAATCTTATATTGATTGCAATAGATGTTGGTGTTGCTTTTAATACACGATCATCTTTATTATATCTGATTGGATAAGCACTTCTATATAATAAAAATCCAATTGGTATATCATCATAAGGATTTGCTCTTATGTGATAAGGATTAATATCATAAATTTTAATCCAAGATAATAAAGATTTTTTACTTCCTTGTATTGTAAAATCTTCTCCATCATATTTATCTAGTATACTATTTCTTAAGAATTTTTTAATTACTTCTCTTTCTTTCAATGTTAAAAAAGAATATACTGTTTTTTCACTTGGTAATACATCCTCGTAAATTTTATTTATATATGAATGATTTCCTAAAGGATCATTTAATGAAATATTATAAATTTTATTTATTGGGGGTTGCATAGGAACTAAATTATAAGGATACATTTTATTTATCATACTACCTTGAGGATCATATAATGGAATAAATCCAGGTGGTACATCTCCAATATCATTTTTTATATTATCCATTTTCTTAACAGTATCAAATTTTTCTTCTACAGGTTGAACTGTTGGTTCTTTTGGCATATATGGTTTATTAGATGGATATGCTGGTTTATCTTCTCTTGGTGGATATGAAGGTTTATAAGGGGGTCTTGTATCATCTCTTGGTTTATAAGGCGGTCTTGTATCACTATTAGGTTGATACGAGGGTCTTGTATCGCTATTTGGTTGATATGGTTTATCTTCTCTGGGTGGATATGATGGTTTGGGTTGATATGGTTTATCTTCTCTAGGTGGATATGATGGTTTGGGTTGATATGGTTTATCTTCTCTAGGTGGATATGATGGTTTAGGTTGATATGGTTTATAATCTGTTTTTTCCCAAGGTTTCAAAGTTCTTGTATCAGTTGGAGGATTATTTACTTTTTCTACATTTTTAGTATCTTGCGTTATAAATGTTGTAGGTTTTTCTACTTCTATATTTTGTTCTTCTGCTTTTTTAGAATCTTGAGTAATAAATGATTCTGGTTTTTTAACTTCATATGGATTTTCATATGCACCACCTTTCATTTTTCTAGGTTTATCTTGTTCTATTCTTTTTAATAATGTATTAACTTCTACATTTTTAATATTTCTCTTAATGTAATCAGATTTACCTTGTACAACTGTAGAGTATTCTGATTCTTGAAGTTCTGATGTTTCTTTGTCTGATTTTTCTTTCAAAATAAATGAACTAAAATATGAATCATTTAATAAATTTGATGGTTTTTCTAAAATAATATTTTTATTTAAATAAAATTTATTATTTTTCATTTCTCTTAATTTAATTGGTATAATTTTATCTAGAAATTTTTTTGTTTCAAGATCACAATCTGATAAATTATTTCCTTTTATTAAATTAATTTTCGATATTAAAGAATTTAAGAAAGTATGTAAATCAAAATATTCATTAACTTCATTTATATATGGAACATCAGTATCTCTTTGATTTAATATGCCATAAAAATTAGGCAAAGTTGCTTTTTCAAAATTTGTAATCTTTATTTCAAATTCTGTATTTAATTCCCACTTTTTATTGTTAAATTCATATTTTAAATTATTTACCTCTTTTTTAATATAAATTAAAATATTATCAATTGTTAAATTATTATGTCTAAATTTAGGATATTCTTTTTGTATTATAGCTAAGGTGTGAATAACTTGAAATAATAATGATTTATATGAACAAGTATTCTTTTCTAAATAATCTTTAAGTGTTACTGAATCAAAAAACTGTTCCCTTATTCTTACCGAAAGTTTTGTATTTATTTCATCAATTTCTATTTTTTCATTTATTTCGTTATAAACTAATTCGTTTGATTTTAAAATATGTTTTATTTTATCAAATTCAATATCAAAATTTATTATAGGTAACAAAATATGATTTGTTTTCTTTTTAACTACCAATGAACTTAATAAATAAGAAAATAATGAATCATTATTTGAAAAACTATTTAAATTATCTATATCTTTACCTTTTTTATATGTACTAATTTTCATTCTTACATTATAACTGCTATTTGTAAATACTTTCCAATAACTAATTGATTCTGTATTATCAAAATTTATAAATGAAATTTTAGATTCATTAATTGCATTTATTAAGTTATCTGCTTCATTCGTATCTATAATTTTAATATCATCAATTTTAATTTTACCTAATATTATATTCTCTATTTCTAGACAATTATTAAAGTTATTATTATAACAAAAATTATAAAGTAAATAAATTTTTTCTTCCATTATATATAATTATATTTTTTTATATTTCTAAAATATCTAAATTATATTGGTAATCATTTCCTTTCATATAATTAGAAAAAAGATAAATTAATCTTATTATATAAGCTTCAAAACATTCAATATGTCTTGTACCTTGTGATTTTCTTAATTCAAAAATTGATGTTATTTCAATAATATGAGATTTTATATTTATATCTTCAAAATACATTAATAAATTTTTCATAATTTCACTAATAATTTCTTGTGTCGGTATATTTGTTATTGATAATTTATAAAATGATTCCCTGCATTTTTTAATAAGAATATAAATTTTTTTACCATTATAATTTTTTTTATCAATCATCATATGTACCATTTCTAATATTATATTACCCTTACTATTATCAAATATACAACCATTCATTTTTAATTCTAATAACCATATAGCATTATAAATTTTTTGATTACTATTTGTTAAAATATAATTTAAATCACGAGCACTTAAATTAATATTTTGTGTAATTCCAATTTGTAATAATGTATTTATAATTTGTATATTATCTGGTAACGGTACTCTAATTTCTATACATCTTGAACGCAATGGTTCTATCATTTTAGATAATTGATCACAAATGAAAATAAATTTACAAGTATCTGTATATTTTTCCATAGTTCTTCTTAATGATGCTTGTGCAGTATTAGATAAATTATCTATTTTATTAATGATTACCACTTTAAACAATCTTTTATATTTTAAAATATTTAATATTTCTGTTTTTGCATAATTTTGAATAATTTCTTGTATTAAATATTTATCAAAACCATTTGAATTAGGTTCAATTACTATATGAAATTTTGATTGTTTAATATTTACTTTTGTCTTTGAATTACCATATCCATTAATTGTATATTCGATTTCATTTAAATTGATATTATTTTTACCATAAATTTTTTCTAATAATTTATTTACTAGAAATTCTTTACCACTACCACTTTTACCATAAACTACTAAATGTTGAAAATTTGCATAACGCCATACACCTGATTCTAAATTTGTAATTATTTCACCAAATTCTTTTTGTGGCTTTTCCATTATTTCATCAATTTTAGAATAAATTTCATTATGGGTATCAAAACTATCTAATATTTTTTCAATAATAGAATAATGCCACATATTTTGATTTGAATCTTTATAATATTTGTCAACTAAAAACATTACTAGTATAATAATTTAATTCTTTAAACGAAATAAATTAATATATTCAAATAATTATATATATATTAATTTAATGAGTAATTCTGTAATAGATTTAGATGATTTTAAAAATGCTAGATTTGATAAAACTTGTGTCCAATCAATGTTAATAATATCTAGTTTATTTGTTTATTTTTATTTTTATTATATTCTAAAATAAAAATTGTCATCAACTAGATAATTTCAGCAATTTCTTATTTTTTTTTGTTTAAAACAAAAAAAAAATTGTCATCAACTAGATAATTTTCAGCAATTTATTTTTGTTTTAAACAAAAAAAAATTGACATAAATACAATTAAAACAATATTTATTATTAATTTAATGAAAATTTCACAATTATTTAAGATATATCAAGATCTTTTAAACTCTAATATTTCAGTTCAAGGATGGATTCAAACAGCGCGAACACAAAAAAATGATATTTTTGTTAAATTAAATGATGGTACACATCCTGAAGGTATACAATTAATTATTGATGCACAAAAATTTCCTGATTTTAGTCTTACAACTGGTACTTCTATTAAAGTTGAAGGTATTTTGATTAAATCACCTGCTGCTGGACAATTATTTGAGTTAACAGTTTCTAAAATTGATATATTAGGTAAATGTGATCCAACAGAATATCCTTTATCAAAAAATAAAATGAACTTGGATACTTTGAGACAATATTGTCATTTTAGGTCTAGAACAAGTACATTTGGTTCTGTATTTAGAATTAAATCAGCAATATCTCATTCAACCCATCAATTTATGAAAGAAAGTGGATTTTTACATTTGGATCCTAACATTATGACTATTAACGAATGTGAAGGTGGTGCTGGTGTTTTTCAAGTTACCGAAAAAGATATTTCTGTTCCTTCTAAATTACCTCTACTTATAATTGATACAAGTACAACAGAAGATGGTAAAAAAATAAAATCATCTCAAATTACTGATAAATATGATTGGAAACAAGATCATTTTGGACAACCAGTTTTCTTAACAGTAAGTAGTCAATTATCACTAGAACCACTTGCTTGTGCTCTTGGAAGTGTTTATACAATGAACAAATCATTTAGAAGTGAACACTCTTGTACTAATAAACATTTAAGTGAATTTACACATTTTGAACTAGAAACTTGTTTCGTAGACAATAGTGATTTGATGACAATTGGTGAAGATTTTATTAAATATGTTGCTTCATATATATTAAGAGAATGTGCAGCGGATGTAGACAATTTAGATAAATTTATTTCCAAAGGATTAAAAGAACGTATTCAAACTATTATAAATTGTAAATTTTACCGTGTATCTTATAAAGATGCTGTTGAACTTGCTATTTCAAATGGGAAAAATATTAAATATGGTGAAGATTTATCCTCAGAAATTGAAAACTTTTTAACAGATTTTTATAAAGGACCTGTTTTTGTTTTCAATTGGCCAATTGCAATCAAAAGCTTTTATATGAAACAAGATGAAGTAGATACAACTTTATGTAATAACTTTGATCTCCTAATGCCGTATAAAGTAGGTGAATTAATTGGTGGTAGTATGAGAGAAGATTGTTATGATAAATTAATGTTTATGCTTAAAAAGAAAGGAATTAATCCAGAACCTTTAAAATTTTATACTGATTTAAGAAAATTTGGTTCTGTTCCTCATGGTGGTTTTGGTCTAGGTTTTGATAGATTAACGATGCTTTTCACAGGAATGGAAAATATTAAAGATACAGTACCATTCCCTGTATCGTATAAAAGCTGTGACTTTTAGAAAAATTGTTAAAATTTCATTTATTATAGTATAGTTATATGTATAATGGGTTCTTTTTTATCGACACTAAAATGCAATATTGTTAATATGAATAATGTTGTAGAAACAAATAATATAAAACCAAATAATGTTACTAGTCCTTCTGATGAAGAATTTGTAAATTATTTAAATAGCTTATGGAGCAGCGAAATTGATAATGTTCGTATTTTTAATGATTTACCATCTCATAACGAGATAAACGAAGATGACTTGAAAAAGTTTAAAGAAATGGTAGAATCTAAATTTGATTCTATAAAAGTTGTAGGAAATTTTAATTACAGTAATAAAATGGAAAAAGAAATGAGATTAACTAAAAATGAATTAGATATGTCAAATATTAGAAATACTTATATGGCATCATTAGATTTGACAAATCACCAACAGATTAATAATAATTTAATGAATAGTATAAATAAAGTTCGGATTTATTCAAAAATTAAAGATACTAATAAAAGTAGTTTAAATGTTACTAATTATAGATTTTTACAAGATCATTCAAAAGAAATGAAATTATTAGATAGACTATGGTGTTTAAAAATTATAGAATTAGTTAAATCATTAGATAAAAATATATTCAAATCTAATTTAGCAAAAGATATGGATTCATCTGTTGTTGAAACTGCCGATATGAATACGCGCAGTCGTGAAAATATTGCATTAATTGATATTGAAAAAGCATTTGATTCTTGTGATTTTGAAGTTGTTGAAAAACTTTTACAAAGAAATTTATCAAAAAAGATAGGAGATAAATTAGGTTCAGAATTAACTCAAGAATATCTATATTTGATTAAGCAAAGAATAGTATGTTTTAAAGATAAACAAATTATATTTAAAAAAGGTATTCCAACTGGTTTACCTTCATCAAATATTATTTTTAGTCTAATAATGGAAGAAATTATTACAGAATGGCAAAATGAAAATAAAGAATTATTTACTATTAATAAAGATTTCACACTAAATATTTTTGTTGATGATATTTATTTGAAATTAATCAACTTATCAATTAAAGATATCATTGTAAAAACTTTAATTGATAAAATTAGTTTTTATAAATTTAGGGTTAATTTTGAAAAATGCAAAGCAGATGAAAAACTTCAATTGGAATTTTTTACAAATTTACATGAATCTGATTATTATTTGGGAATTCCATTTACTAGAGATTTAAGATATTATTCAGATATTATATTAAAAAAATATAATAATCAAAACAACAATATGGATACATATTCTATATTATATAATAAACTTGTAGAAAAACACGATGATTATAAAGCAATATATGGTTATTTCAATTACAAATTAAAACCATTAATGAATAATAAAGAGACTTTGATAATGTTTTTCGAAAAATATTTAATTTAAAAAAATTGATTGAAATAGCTATTATGATTTATATTAAGTATAATTAATTTATGTTGTATGTATTGTATATCAGATGACGATTATTTCAAAGATTTCAATATGATGTTAAACGGAAACATTATTGATTGTTTTAATGAAATAACGGAGAAAGAAACAATTCTTAAAAAGGAGATTGATAGAAGCGAGCTAATTAGTAATACAACAAGTGATAAAGATTTAAATAATGATGGGGATTTAAATAGTGATAATGATTTAAATAAAGATGTGGATTTAAATAGTGATTGTGATTTAAATAGTGATAATATTTTTATAGATACTAATAAAAAATTGAATAAAAAAATAATTCTTAATTATAATTTAATATATAATGATCGACAAAGATATAAAAAAAGAACTACTAACAATGTTGGAGAAATTGAAGACACTAGACATTCAATTTATCGATCAAGTAGAATTAAAGAATCAGAATATAAATTATTTAAGAAAGATAAATTTAGAGATTTACAAAGCATCGAAAGTTAATGATAGATGTATTAAATGTAATAGAGAACCAAAATATGTGAACATCGATTCTAAAGAACTATTTTGTTGGAATCATTCTATTAATGAATGAAAAAAAATTTGAAATTAAATCTTTTTCACAATTATTTTATAATATAATGAAAACGATTGAAACTCTTAAAGAATTACATCCTAAAATTAATGCAATTTTAGGTGAGTTAGATGCTATAGTGAAGGATGATACAAAAAAAATAAAGAAAGAATATGCTAAATTAATTATGGAAGCAAGGATAAGTCTTCTCAAAGAAATATGTGAAGGTGAAGAACTTGATTTTTCAGTTATAAAAAAAAAATATCTTTCTGAAAAAGAAAGAAAAAATATTTCTGAAACATCAGTAATTTCTACAAAAGAAATAGTAAATGAAATTTTATTAGATACAATAGTTATAAATAATAAAACTTATTTTTATGAAAATAAGGAGAAAGGGACAATTTTTGATAACAAGTCTAAACCTGTTGGAGTTATCAAAAATGGATTACCAGTATTAAATTAATTTATATGAAATATTTCAATTAATCTTAATATAGCCTTTTTATTCCAAAGAGGATATAATTGATTAAACTCTTTTACTTTTTTTTCATTATATTTTTTATCAACAAAGGTATCACAAAATGATTTTAATTGTGAGTATCCACCTAATAATAAACTATCATTTGTATTATCTTTCTTTAAATAAATTTGAGGAAATGTATTTATTTCCGAAGTAACATATTTATCTTTTTCTTTATAATTAATTATAATACTTTTATATTTAATTTTATAACTATTTAATAAATCTAACGCTCCATTGCAATATCCACAACCTTCAAGTGCTACAATAAATAAATAATACATTAAATAAACTTATATTTTATTTTAGAGAATAATATCTAATCTCAATAATAATGCCAGGAGGTTTAATCCAATTATTAACAATAGGATTGCAAGATGCACCCCTTATTTTAAATCCCGAAATAACTTTTTTTAAAATGACATATAGAAAACATACAAATTTTTCAATAGAACAAATAGTTAAAAATATTGGTCCTAAAAAATTTAATACATTTCAGCAATATAAAATTAATACTATAAGTGATTTATTAGGAAGTATATATTTCATTGTTGATATACCAAATTTCAATGTAGTAAAAAAAATAACAAATAATACTCAAATAATTAAAACACTTCAAATAAATGAATTAAGTATTATTTATGCAAATAATAAAACTTATCTTTTTTATGAATCTGTAAATGGTAAATATTATTTAATACCAAATACATTTTTTAATTTATCAATGAATGATAGTTTTTATAATCAAATAGATGGTTCTGATGTTCAAGCTAATTTATTAGCTAATTTAAATTTATTAACAACATTAAATTATGGTGAAAAAGTTAATATTCTTACATTAAGTAATTCTACATTAAATCAATTACTATCTGTATTTAGATTAAATACAAATTCTTGGGTAGAATATTGGATGAGAATATTAGAAAAAGATACATTTTCTCCAGAAACACTATCGCAAACTACTATTGTAGATACTTTATTTGTTGATAATTTTAATTATTTTACAGATATTATTTCACAAAATAGTTTAGTCATAGATTTAGAAAAAAAAATGAAATTAATTTTATATAATGGTTATATAAATTATAGGATTTTCAATGTTAATAATAAATATTTAAATTTTAATGATGAAGTTTATAATTATTATAATGATACAACTATTATAATTCCTAAGCCTATTTTTGATGCTGATTTTGCTCAAAATTATACTATTATAAATTTAAATGATTCATCTTTAATTGAAACTTATAGATTGAATGCATTAAAGTTTAATAGTTTATTATATTTATTTATGTTACAAAATTTATATCCAACATTTCAATCAAAAATTAAAACATTTACTTTCTGGAAAAAGTATGCACTTGGTTTAAATAATAAAATAAATGATGCAAATGTTATATCAAATAATAATTATTTTTTAGAATGGACAAAAAGATTTAATTTTTATAGAGAAAGTTCTTATGGAAATTATGAAAGTATTCAATTACAAATCTATGAAACATTTCAAAAGAGATATAATGAATGTGAACAAAATATTTTATTTTTATTTAATTCAATGCAAATACCTATAGGAAGAGAAAAAATATGGTGTATATTAAAAGCATTTTTTAATCAATTTACTGATAATAATAGCAATGTTATATGTTTTGAAGATCATTTTAATCCAAATTCGTCTAATTTATATTTATCAAATGCAATTCAAAATTTATATCAAAATATTTATCCAACATTATTAACTTCGTCTAATTTAAATTCAAATTGGTTAAACTATTCAGATCCTACTTATATTCAACCAGTTGATTTAGCATTATTATATCCCTATTTAGCTTATAAATATATTGATAGTGTCATTAATGTATCTGAATTTACAGATCATCATTTTATGTTACTATGGAGAAATAAAATAAATATAGCATTGTTTTTCAGAATTGGTTATAATTTAGATAATTATGCTTCTGAAAAAGTTTCAACAAATTCTTTACAAAATACTTTTTTAAATTTAAATGATTATGGTGAAACAAATAAAAATTTAACATTTTATCATAATGTAAATTTAAATAGAGATATTAAATTAGATAATTTAAGAAACAAATTAAACGATTTATTTAAAAGTCAATCTTTTTATGGTACTATTTCAATTAAAAATAATGATTTATCAAATAACTTGGTTATTATATCGCCATCTTTCAATGGTTTAAATGATATTTCATATAATATGGTAAATCAAAATGTAGAAATAGTTGATGAAGCTTATTATAATTATACTTATGATAATGTTAATAATATTATACAAATATCAGAATGGAATAATAGTATATATAACGAAATTCATATTGAAATAAATAAATCTTTCATTAAAATGACTAATTTTAATTTTCTAAATAACTCATTATTCATTTATCCAAATATAAAAAATGTAGTCTTATCACAACCACAAATAAAATTACGAATGATCAAGAATATATTAGTTCCTATTATTGATTTTAATGCTGTATCAGATTTAAGCGGTAATATAAGATATTCAAATATTAGTCTTAATAAAAGTGCTTTCCCTGATACAAGTTTTAATATGATAAATTATCCAGATATATCATTTAATACGTATAATTTATTTAAAACTGATTCAAGTAATATGATAATTTTAAATGAAATTTATAATAATACAATTACAATTGATATTACTTATGATTATAATAACTTATATGAATTAAAAACTTTATATTCTGATGGAACAATTGAAAGAACAGAAATAATAATAGATTTAAGTAATAATATAATTACACCAGTTAAGTTAGATTTAAATAATATGAGACAAATTGATTTATTAGAATATAATTTTAATTTTCAATTAATTACACCTAATATTGAAATTATAGGAAATAAAATGAATAATATTAATATTACTGAAAATATAATAACCTATAATATTCAAACAAATTTATTATCTACAATAAATGATATTGCTATAGGAAATGTAGTTGTTGCAGTTGGTATAGGTGCTATACCTATTATATATTATTCTAATTATATTTGGTATGCATCATCGAATGCATCAACTATATTTTCAACTGTAAATTCGATTAGTTGGAATGGTACATTATGGGTTGCTGTTGGTAATACTGTAGGGGCTGTTACTAAAATAGCAACAAGTACCGATGGTAACATTTGGACTGTATCCACAAATAATTTAATAACTAAAACATTAAAATCTGTAGGATGGAGTGGAAAATACTGGGTGGCAACAGGAGATACAATTTCAAATGGTATAATATCAACCAGTTTAAATGGTTTAACTTGGACTAATTCATCTAATGTTGCTTCTTTAAATTATACAACAATTAATACATTTTGCAATAGCAATAATATTTGGGTTATAGGTGGACAAAATATAACAGGAACAGTAAATACTGGTATAATATCATTTAGTGTTGATGGTTCTGGAACAATTTTTACTAATTCAAGTAATGCATTTACATATTTTAGTAATGTTAATAAAATTATATATAATGGTAATTTATTTGTTGCAGTAGGAACTGCTATGATAGATAATAGTGGTAATATAACAGGTAGTTCAATAGCTGTTAGTATAAATGGAAATGTATGGCATGAAGCTAAAAATTGTAATAACTTTTTTACAACCTGTAATAGTATAGCTTGGAATGGTAGTATGTTTGTAGCGGGAGGTATTGGTAATAATACTATTGCTTATAGTATAGACGGAGAAACTTGGTTTGCATCTACGAGACCAAATATATATCCTAATATATTTACAACTATTAATGCATTTGCTTGGAATAAAAATTATTGGATTGGTGGTGGAAATGTACTTGGAGCAAGTATAAATGGCAATAATTGGTTACCAACATATAATGTTGATTTATCAAATAATGTATTAAATACTATTAAAACATATAATATTGGAAATACAAATTTATTAAGTAGTTTTAATGCATTATCTTGTAATTCAAATATAATTATAGCAGGTGGTATAGGTACTAATCCAATAATATATTTTATACCATCATCTGGTTGGAATACTTCTACAAGTGCTACCAGTATATTATCACAAGTTAATGCAATTACTTATAATGGAGTATATTGGATAGCGACAGGTATTCCTAAAACTAATAAACCTCCAATTGCATTAAGTGTAGATGGTATTACTTGGATTGTACCAACTAATACTAATAATTTACCAGTAGAAGGATTATCAATAAGTTGGACTAATTCTAAATGGGTTCTCATAGGACAAGGAAATACTAATATTATGACAACTAGTACAGATGGAAATATTTGGATTAAAAATACTGTATCATTAACATCAGCAAATACATTTGCAAATAGTAAAACTATTTCTGTAATTGGTGGTTCAAATATTGCATATAGTAATAATACTATTTTTACTAACTCTACAAATGCTTCTACTATATTTAGTAGTGTTAATAAAATTATATACAATGGAAATATTTTTGTAGCAGTAGGAGTTCCTGTAACAAATACTGGTAATGTTATCGCTACTAGTTTAAATGGAAATATATGGACACCTTCAAATAATGGAAAAACAATTTTTACATCTTGTAATAATATTTCTTGGAATGGAAGTATTTTTGTAGCAGTGGGTGTTGCTAATTTAGGTCTTTCAAATATAGCATATAGTACTGATGGATTAAATTGGACTGTGTCAACATCAAACTATTTTACTAATATGAAAACAATTATTTGGAGTAATGAAAATAATTTTTGGCTAGCAGGCGGTGATAAATTAGGAGTAAGTTTAGATAGTAATCTTTGGGTAAATTATTATAAGACATATACTCCAATAATTACTGTAACACCTAATAGTTTCTATTGGTTGACGGCGTATAAAGATACGTCTGGAAATATATTACCAAATAAAGTTTTTGTACCAGTACAAAATATAAATAATATTTTAACAATTATGGATAATACATCTGATTTTAATTATGAATTATTTCAAGTACCAACAACATATGCACCTAATTTATTTCCAATATTACATCATTATTTAAATAAAGATACATCAGGCAACATTAAAAATTTTCAAATGAATTCTAATTTCTATCAAGAACCATATATATTTAATACATTCCATACATTTTTAGCAAAAGATACTAGTGGTAATTTATTAGATAATTCTGGTAATATAATTGATATGGAAAATCATAGATTGAATCCAATAACATTAGATAAAATATTTGTAGATTTAAATGGATTTCCTTATAGTTTAGGAACATTAACTCTTGATAGTAGTGGTAATTATGTTGATAGAGATAATAACTATACTGTAGTCATAGATCCTTCTGGACAATCAATATTAGACCCTTCCGGTAATTATTTTGTGTTACTTGATATAAATTCAAATATAGTAACATTAGCTGATGGTATAACACCTTATTTTTTGATATATTTGTTAGGAAGTGGTTTAAAATATTTATCAACACCAAGTCCTGAACCATTATATTATTTTTATAATTTTCCAATTAATGAAAATACTAAAATTTGTAGGATTAATGGAAATGCAATAAATAAAATATTACCAATTAATTCAGGTGAATTTTATATTTATAATAAAAACACTTATCCTGCTATTTTTGATATTCTAAAAGTAAAATCAAAATCAAAATCAACGATAATTAAAGAATTTAATCAATTATTTGACCAAGCATTTTTACAAGATTCTATTTTTTCACCTATTTTATCAATTATAGAAAAAGCAAATGGTTTATATGAAAATGTAAATTTAGAAGGTATCAAATTATTAAAAACATTAGGGAAAACAATAAGTGGTGTAATTGATAATTCTACTATTATAAATAATTTAAATTTGGAAAATTATAATAATTATGATTTTAATCGTTATTCATTATTTGCTCCTTATTACTATAATTTAAATAATTCATTAATATCAAACGGAATTGGATTGCAAGCATTATCAATTAAATCAAAAGGATATATTATAACACAATCAAAGCAAATTTATGAAAGTTCATCTAAAATATCATCTAATTTGCAAAATTATTTAATATCAGTATCTAATGTATTACAAGAACAGATAACCTATATTAATACAAATCAAGATTTATATAATACATTCAATCAAAATGAATATCAAAACACATATCTACCAAAATATAAATTAGAAAATACAGTTAATCAAAATTTGTATACAATTAATAATTATAATGTTCAAACATTATTTGATTTAAATGGAAACTATAGTGATAAAGATACTGAAATATACTTGAATGATTTATTAATTGATATTTCTTCTAACAACATTGCAAATAGTTCTAATATGTTTTAAATATCACCTCAAAAAATAATAAATAATGAAATTATTTCTGAACCTAAGAATAATTTTAATGAAAATAAATTTAATTATATGGGTCCAGTACAATTTAGTTCGGGTAATTTTATATTTAATACTACTTATACTTTAGTAAATAATGCTTCAAATGCTTATTTATTATTAGATGATTTGAAAATAGTAAAATATAGTAATTTGATTAATGACTCATTAAAAAATTATTATAATAGTTATGAATTTATTTTAAATAATGGAACTACTGTTAATAGTGAAGACCCCTTTTATATATATCAAGCATTTATAGATATTTCAAATAATGTTGATTTAGTGAATGGTTTGATACCTGGAAATGCAATAATTATTAATTTTATTTTATATAAATTGGAACGTTATGAAAATTATTATATTATATCTGGAAGTATACCATTAGTTCTAAATAATAGATATTTTATAAGTGGTGATTCTACAGATTTTACATTACAAACATTTAAACCGAAAAACACGTTCATAATTAGAAATATTTCAATTTATAAAAATTTTAGGACAAATTTATCAACAAATAATATTACAACAAATATGATTTATATTGATTTATCAAATAATCCTATATTATTAGATTATATTAATGTATCAAATAAAACTTATTATAATTATGTTGATACAGTAAATCCAACTTTATATCAATTAGTTAATATGAAATTAATACCCCCATTTAATTTATCAAACAAAATAACTTTAATAACTAATGCAAATGATTTTATTTTGAAAAATTATAATGATAAATATTATTATAAGCTAAATAATGAAATATTAAATGGTATTCAATTAGATAATTTTATGATAAATCAACAAGGAAATTTTAATTTATGGATTTTACCTAAAAGTAATTTAAAATTAGTTGATTTAAATGTAAATGCATATCTTTCAAATGGTCTGCTTTATTTTACATCTATTGTTAATTTACCAAATTATACATATTATTATTTAAATGGTTATGTTTATTATATAGAAATTTTAACAAATCCTTATAGAGTAACAAATTATTTTATTACAGATATATCATCAAATAAATTATATTTTTTAGCGGAAGATAATTTTGATAAAGTAGAATCACAATATATATCAATATTTGATACAAATAGTGTAGAATTTTTATGTCCAAATATGGATGCAAGTGGAAATGATTATTATAAAGATAACAGTAGAATTGCTTCTTATTATTCGTTCGATTTTAAAAATAAAAATGAAACAATTTATGAAAATGAAATAGATATACTTGGAACATTTGCTGATAGTAATAATAAGGTTTTTATGATACCATTTAGTTATAATTATTTATCTGTAAATGATGCTGCTTTGATATATATGTTTTATAATAATAAAAATTATCGTAGTTTCTTGTTTTATAAAACTACAGATTTATCTAATAACTATATAACAGTAAACTTATATTCTAACATAGATGGTTCAAATATTTATAAAACTATTACTTGTAATGAACCAAATGTTATTATTACTAAAACAAGTACTGGTTTTAAAATGACAATTAAAGCAAAAAGTGGATTTCAAAAGAATAAATTATGGTTTGGTATTCAATTGGGTGGTTCTATTGTATATAAATTTTCTTATATATGGAGTTTATGGTTGGATACAAATAATACAAATTATGATAATCTTTTTAATTTATATGATATTACAACAAATCCTGCAATATTCTCACCAACTAATGTTTATGATTTAATTAATGGAAAATCAGATATAAATATGTTTATATTAAATACAACTGCCGGATATTCATTGAAAGGTAGAAATCAATTAATTTATTTAAACAATTCATTTATAAGTTTTAATAATTATTTTACAAATTGTACGCGTCAACAAATGTATTATGATAGTAATATTTTAAATAATCAAGGAACTATAAAACAATTACAATATAATTTTGATTCACTTAATAATTTTTTCCCTGATTTGGATTTTATGGGAAATATAAATATAAATGGTACTCAAATAATTTTTCCATCAGCAATAAAAAATAATATATTATATTTAATTTTATTTAGTTCTACCCAAACATATTTTTCAAATGTTGTGAAAATTGATATAAGTAATAATATAATAACAACAAATAATATTATACCAAATGATACTTATACTGTTTATTCGTCATCAAGAAGTATAGTAATAACAATGAATAATTTTAACATTTTTAAACAACTTGATAAATATTTTATTACTAACTATGAATTTAATTCATTGAAAATTGGTGATATAATAATGTTTGAAGATAATGTATTTGAAATATTAGGATTAAATAGTTTAACATTATTTTATGAAATTAATCCAATAAGAATAGGAATAGAATTAAAATCATTTTACACTGGTTATTATTATTTATATCGTAAAAATTCAATACCTTTAATACCAGAATATTTAGATGTTATTGATTTCAAAATAAATAATAATAGTAACTATAAATTAACTATTGATAATACATTCAATTTAATATTACAATCTAGTACTACTAATTTCTCATTAGATGGTGGTGAAAATATAATGTTATATTATACTAATTTTAATTTATGTAATTCATTTAATTATAATTTAAAAATGGGTGATTATTTAATATATGGTACAACAATTATTAGAGTTAAATATATAAGAAATAATATAATTTACACAAGTAGTAATATGATTGATAATATTGTACTAGGTTTAGCTGATGGATTCTATTCATTTTATAGACCTTATCAACCTTGTAAAATGGAAAATTTAATATTTGATAGTTCAGGTACATTAATTAATAATTTAGAAAATTTTTATTTTGAATTGAACGGTGTATTTAATAATAGTAATATATCACCCTTTAATCCAATAAATAATATAAAATATAAGAATATTAGTTTAGCAAATAAGAGTTTATTTACAAGAATATTATCATTTCCATATCAAAATTTATATTTTGAAAATAAAACAATACAAGCATTATCTGGAATATTGACAAAAATTGATAATGATATTTCCATAGTAACTATTAATTTTACAGGAAGTGATAATTTAGGTAATTATGATTTATTTTTCAATCAACCTATTTTAATAAATTGTTTTATTAATTACATTAAAAAAGTAACTATGCCAAATATTATTACAATTTATAATAATGATTACCCAATAAATAATACAGTGTCTATATTTTTAGGTAAAAGAAATAAACAACAAATTTTTTCTAATTATCAACTATCTAAATCTTGTTATTTAAAACCAATAATTAATTTAGGAAAATACAATTATTATGATATATCTAATCAACAAATTACTAATTATGATATTTCTAATCAACTTATTGCAAGTACATCAACGCAAAAAATAATATTTGCTGATAATGCATTAAATTTAAATCCTTTATCTACATTAAATTCAATAGATTCTTATCATATTTTATTAGAAAAAACAGAATTTAATCAATACGTAAGTTATTTATGTAGATTAAAATTACATAATAAATTATTAATATTTGGTTCAGTTCAAAGTTACAATAGTATGTTTTTCATTGATAAAACTTATCCAATTCATTTAAACATTGATAATACATTTAATTTTACTGATATTACAATAATTAAACAAACTATTTTAGAAAAATTACCACAAAATGAAATAATAATATGGAAGAAACATACTTTAGTAATAAATGGATTATATGAAAAAATAAATAATGGTTTCCGTGTTGAAATAAATGCAACTAATTTAATTAGTTATATAGGTAAAAGTAGTTTCTACATTGATAAAACAATACCTTGTACTATTACAGTGGATAATTCTGGAAATTATTTTTTAAATACTGTAGATTTTTTACAAAATTACAGTTTTATTTATACAAAAACAACCAACTATTTAGTATCATCAACTAAAAATAAATATACAAATAATATAGTAATGAATCCTATATTTGAAAAATCATTTGGACAAGAAAGTATAACATTACCAATTCCAATTAATTTTGTTACAGATATAGATTACAGATATTATAATATCAATAATGATTTTAATTATTTTAAAAACAATAATAGTAGTTTATCACTTGGTAATTTAAATCTTTCTGTAGTGTCATCATATATAGATAATACAACTTTAAAAAGAACATTTACTACAACTGATTATATTTTATCTAATAATAGTGTTTATATTAATAATAATAATACGAATATATTTAATCCAGATACAATTTATTTAGATTCTGTAAGTACAAATACTCTCATATTTAATGATACGAAATTTCAATTATCTACTTTATTTAATTCTATAAAAACTTGGAATACATGGTCATTAGTAACAAATCCTGATATTACAAAAGGTGTTATGGTTAAAGGAAATTTAGTTAGTGATGTAAATAATAAAATTACCTTGGATTCTAGTAATAATTATTATACAAATTCTGAAATAACTGATTTATCTGGATTCTTATTCAATTTACCAAACAATTACACAACATTTTTAAGTTTGATATATTTTCAAGATTTATTTTATAAACAATTACCAAATTTTATTATGTATGAAAAATTTTGGACTAGTCCAGTAAATTATATTAATTCATTTTTACGTGATATTGGTTCATCTATTATTTTTACAGGAACAGACTTGACTTTGAATGGTATATCATTATTACCATTATGTTTAAATAATCAATTTATAGTATCCAAAATAGAAACTAATTATACAATAATTAGAGATATATCATTAGTGAATAAAGAAGTATATAATATAATTAATAATGTTTCGAACAATATATTATATGGTGTAAAAATAATTGATGTTCTAAAAACAATAATGACATTATCTATGACTCTATCTAATTTTCAAAACTCAATTATTAATTATCAAGGGACTGCTGTAAATTTTGCTGATATATTATTTAGAATATTAAAAACTAAAATATCAGAAAGATTAGATTTTAGTGCTATCAATAATTTTTCTTTATTAGGTTTAGATTTAATAAGTAACAATATAACATATAATACTAACTACGATAATGTTAATTTTTTGAAAAGTTATCCATTAAATGCTTCTAAAAAGTTAGATTATATTAATATTCCGTATGATTTAGGATATAATATAGATTCATCAAATGGTTTGTTTCCTTATACTATATTTTTAACAAATGAAACATTTACAACACAAACTATTTATAAAATAGAATTTTTAGAAGGCGAACAAATGTTAAGTAAATTATCTATTGATAACCCTTTAATTTTTAATAATCAAATAGAATTTTTAAGTAAAAAAAATGTAGATACAAATCATCAATTTAGTATATTAGCATATAAAACATATGATATTTCATCAAATAGTTTTAATGGTTATATTTATTCATTAAATTCAAATTCAGATAACATTGATTTTAGTTTATTTACAACTATAAAATATAAAGATATGATACTTACTAACTATAACAATTATTTAGTATTTCCAACATTTATAGATGTTTTAACTTCTTTTATTCAATCTGAAATAAATATAGGTGTTGAAAAATTTGATGTATCTGGAAATAATACAAATATTGAATTATTAAAATTAAATCAAAATTTTAACACACAATCAGCAAATTATACGGTATATTTTATGAATGATAATAAATTTTTCAAAGTATTATCAATAACTGGAAAAAAATTATATGTTAGTGGAGTATTTACAAATTTTATAGACACTAAATTGGTAATAGCAATAAAACCAACAGCTATAACTTACCTAAATTTAATATTATATCAAGTAAAATTAGCAGAATCATTAATTAATTATTCATATTATTTTGATCTAAAAAATGTGCCTAAGAATTTTTTAATTAATAATAAAACATTAGTAAATGATGTACACTTTATTGGGGATGATTCATTACAAGTATTAGTAACACCAGATATATCAAGTAATATGTTACAAACCATAGTACATTATTCAAAAATTGGTGAATTTCCACCAGAACCAATTAAAAATATGCAAAAAATTAATTCATTTTTATATCAATTTAATAATACACCACCTATTAATAATAATACAAGTTGTTTCATTTATTATAACTCAGCATATAATAAGAATACTGACGATGGAACTTTTATTAAAAACTTTGTTTCAGAAATTAAAAGTTATAATTACATATTATCAATTGATGTAATCAAACATACAAAATCTACTCAATTTGTTGCAAATACATATATTTCTGATGAAAATGTATATTATCATACATTTGGTGGAGTAATTAATAATTGGGATATAACTACGTATACATATAATAATAATATTTTATATTTAACTATACCTATCAATTTTATATTTAACTCAAAATATTATTATTTAATTAATGATGTTTATGTTGATGTAAGTAATTTCTTTTTACAAGGTTCAGTTATACAAATTAATATTATAGGAACATTTACAGGTCCAATATCTTTCAAACAAGTTATAATTGAAAAATCTATAAGTAAACCAGTAAATAATCAATTATGTCATATTATATTATTTGATCCATTAGATATTAGATTTGATGGTTATATAGAAGCATTAGATAAGAATGGTAATGAAATTGGTCAATATATATACTTAATAAATATTAATTCTGGTTCTACTCCAATTACATATAATAATACAAATTCATCGGTATATATATATGATGATAATCTTTATGAAGGCCAAATATTAACTGTTGAATCAACTTTATTACCTGCATCATCTTCTTACACTAATAAAATATATATAGTTACAAATAAATTATTAAAAAATATTACTACTTTTACAATTAATGAAAGTCAAAAAACTTATACAATTAATTCATATTCATTAGTTCAACCAAGTTACTTGCCGTTTACAATTTATAAAAAAATTAGTTTAGGGGACTATTATATTTTTATTAGAGAACAAACATTTAATTTTCTAGATAATTTTACATTTGATTTAAGTAGAAAAAATAAATTTTATTTATCAAGTAAATTTGCTACTTTTAACTTGAAAGAAAAATATGCACCTCAAGTTATAACACCATCATTAGAATTAACAACAAGTATTACAAATTCTATAACTACAAATGTTATTTATGAACGAGCTATATTTAGAACAGATTTATATAGAAGACTTTTTGAATATATTGATTTTAATATAGGTGATCAAACGGTTGAACAATTAAATAAAGATGTAATGGAAATTCAATATCAATTCTTAAAAGACCCACAAAAAAGAAATCAAATTGATAAAATAGTAAAACCATACGATAATGGTAATAATGGTATACGTTTAATAGTTCCTCTTGAGTTTTGGTTTAATGCAGATACAACAAAATATTTACCATTGGTTTGTTTAACATATAGTTTAATTTCTTTAAGATTCAAAATTAATGATATTAATTCGTTATTGCTTAATACAGATTATATATTAACTAATAATAATGTTCCTGATATTAATATTCAATTAAATATAGATGGTATTTTATTAGATACAATAGAAAGGGATTTATTTGGTAATACATCTCATGAATATTTAATAGAAAGATTCAAAACATATCCAGATACATTAATATCACAAGTAGTAGATGTAGCAAGAATGAAATTTAAAAATATGATAAAAGATATTTTCTTTATAACAGAAATAGTATCAAATAAAGAAAATACTTATTTTGAATATAAAACTGTACAAGATAAATGGTTAATTGACTTTGAGAAAAAATATGCATTATATCAACAATTTTTAGTATTAGGAGTTTATACAACTGCAATACCACGTTCAAATGCAACTGATTTTGATTATATAAAACAAGCAATTAATGATATTAATACAAATTCACAAAGATATGTATATTTTAATAGTTCACCAATTTTACCAAATTATAATATGATTTATACATTATATTTAGATAGTAAATACCAACAAAAAATGATATCATTAGTAAAAAGAAGAGGAAATTTGGAAGTGTATTATAATAAAATTTATACAAATACACAAATTATAAAAAATATTAGTCCTATATCAAAATTGAGTATTCAAAGTGCTGGAAGAGATTTATTTGCTGCATTAGATAATACTTATTTTAATCAAGTTGTACCATTTGAAAGATACAAAACTTCTGTTGATGATGGATATTATGTATATTCATTTTCTTTATATCCAACTGAAAGTCAACCATCTGGTCATTGTAATTTTAATATGCTTGATGATGTTGTCATAAATTTAAAAAATAATCAATATATAAAAACAAGTCCTTTTTATTTGAAAACAACAGTAAGAGAATATAATATTATAAGAATAATGAGTGGAATGGGTGCATTAGCATTTATGGATTAATAAATAATTTTTTTAATTAAAAGTAATAACATTTAATTAAAAAGTTAAATAGCTATAAATAATATCCAAGACCTCCTAAACCATTGATTACTCTAAATATATTTAATTGAATACCATAACAAGCTATAGTTGTAGGATTTTGATAATTAACTAATTTGTTAAAATTTATTGATAAATAAGCATCATCAATTTTACTAAAATTTAATGTACCAGATGGTTGATAATCTAATGGATTAATACAAAAAGAATACATATGAAATCCATCTGGTGATGATGTAAATTTATTTTGGTAAATTTGAACTAAACTATAATATTCAGGTTGTCCAATTTCAATTCTGTTAATTGAATTCAAAACTATGTGTTCTTGAGAAATAATTTTATTTGTAGTTACTGATACAGGATCTAAAGTATAATTAAATAAATCATTTGAATTGTAATTAGAAACTAATTGTGCTCTCCAAAAGATAATTTTAACTGGATTTACGAATGGAATCTTATAAGAAATATTTGTCGAATAAAAAGTTTGTGATTGTATATTTTGAATAACTGGTACTAAATATTCATGTGTATTATTTACAAAAAGAAATCTTTCGTTATTATCTAAATAAATGTAATCAACTAATAAAAATGCTGTTTGTAATGTTGGTGTATTAAATCTAAAATAATTTTCATCAATGGTTACAATTGATGTTGATAATAAATTTTGTATAAATTGCGATTCATCTCCTATTATAACGTAATTTGGGTCATTATTAACTGCAGGAATTGCAAACGAACCACTTATAACATTATAATACATATTGTTTCTAAATGCATCAAAATAAACAAAACGACCAATTGCTTGTACACCACCAACGGTTTGTCTAATAATTTCTCCTTTTTTAAATAAACTAAATGGTTCACTTGTTAAAATATAATTAGTTGGAGTTTCAAGATAACATTTATTAAAATCATTAAACTGAACGTGAATTTTAACATCGTTATGAACCATTGCAACTATAGGTAAACTTATACCAGAATCTTGACAAAACCAAAAATTTAACGGAATATAAAGTGTATATGTTGTTTTACCATTAGAATATTTTGTTAAAATATCAACATTTCCAATCATATTATAAAATCCAGATTTTTTTCCCAAATTTAATGTTAACTCATACCAAATATTAAGATAATCTCCATATTGCCTATCAATTAAAACTCCTCCAATTTCTAAATCTACATAACTTAAAAGTGCTAAACCTATTTTTTTTACCCAAGCAAAATTTTTAATTCCAGTAGGTAAAACTGAACTATTTTCCAAAATAATATCTGGTAATTCAACATATAAAATTATGGGTCCTAATAAATCTGCATTTTTAGATAAATTTACTGTAACTCTCCTTCCAAAATCTGGTGTAGATTTAAAATATTGAGCTATAGTTTCAGTTGAAAAATTTGTATGCCTTTTATGAGCCATTTTAAAAAAAGTTATTTCTGGTTCTGATGATAAGTAAATATTTTCTTTACCTACTGAAACTAATATTAATAATCCTAAACCCATATTAATATTAGTTTGGAAAATTACTTTATATAAATTTATTCGGAATATGTTATTAAATTAAATATTAATATAATTAATTTAAAAGTTAGATTTATGCACGTCTTAAAAGTTAGATTTATGCACGTCCAAAGGCAGATTCACCGCGACCGAGACCGAGACCAGATGGTGAAGGAGCTCTGGGAGTTGATCCTGCCGAGGGTCTATATGTGAAAGCACCAGCTGAGGCTAATCCTTCATCTGTTCCAGCTCTTTCTTTTGCTGCTCTTGCAATTTCGCCACATGCAGGTCCGAGGCATTCTTTAATTGATTCAAGTTTGCTATCAACTCTATCTGCAGCTGATAATACTTTATTGATAGCATCAGTAATAGAGATTATACCGTAGGATTTCTTTTCGTGTTTTTTCTTTAATTCTTCGTATTTAACATTTAATTTTTCTAATAAGTCAACAGTAATTGTTCCATTAGCTACTAATCCTTGAACATCTTTATCACTGCTATTTAATAATGCATTGTATCTAGTAATATATGTTACTACTTTTGATAATTTTTCTTCAATAGCACGGAGTTTGTCAATTTCATGTCTAATTTTTAAGTTGTCGTTTGAGTCAATTTCTTTGCCTTTTGCTTTTAAGCTATATACAAATGAATTGTAGATATTTGCTATTTCATCGTGAGTTCTGTTTAATTCAGCACCACCGCCAGACATAGATGCTAATCTTTTGAGGGAATCAGTATATTGTTCATAAGTGTTTGCAACTAATTTAACATTTCTACCACCACCTGTTAAAAAGGCGGAATCGGATTTGTGTTCATAAGTTCTTGGTGTTCTGGCTGGAATGGGTAAAACAGCTGATAATGATGCTTTGCGTCTGGAAAATTCTAAGCTTTTAGAGTTTATTGAGGGGTTGGATGCAGCAACAACGAATGACTTGATGATATCCATTAAAGGTGCATTGCTATTGATTGCAACTGCAGCAGAACCACTTTTAGACATAAGATCTCTCATCCAAGCGTCTAAACCGTTAGGATTATTATAATCAATACCAAGAGTTCCACATACATTTCTAGCCATACGACCATCCATACCTTTAATACCGTCGGCTAAAGCTTTGCCTCTGCCTGCGTGGTCTCTAACAAAGTCAGATAAAAAAGATTTGCATTTTTCTTGATCTTCGGCGTTTCCACTTACACAGTTATCTATGATTGCTTTGCATTCGTCTGCGCTAACGCCTTCTCCACATTTTCTGGCAAATGGTTGTTCTTCAAATATTTGACCACTAGCAGAAGGAACTGCCTTTTTTAAATAAGCAGCTAATGCAGCTTGGATTGATGAATCGTCTCCACGAGCAGATGCTAATGCAGATTTTAAACTTGTTAATTCTGATGACATTTATATATACTAATGTTTAGAAATTATTTTTAAAAAAAAAATTAAAAAACTAAATATTTTTTTAAAATTTTAATCTAAATTAATATAATGATTAGTCTTAATGATAGAGTATACGGTCTCCCCGTATTTTGCTGGTGTTTAATTGCTATAGTAATTTTAGTTTTCTTATATACGACATTTTCTTCCTCACCATCTTCCTCAGAACCTTTTGAAAGTTGTAAAGGTAAAGGTAAAACCGACTTTGTTTCTCCTAAAGTAAAAGTATATAATTTTAATACATCTTGGTGTGGATGGTCAGTACGTTTCCAACCTGAATGGAAGAAATTCGAAAATGAAATTAAAGCTAAAGGCGATTTAAGCCACGTAGAAGCACACGATGTAAAATGTGATAATCCTGCTAATGATTTCTTATGTAAAGAATATGAAGTAGCTGGATTTCCTACAGTAATAATCGAAACTGATGGTAAAAGAGGTGTTTACAAAGGTCCTAGAGAAGCTATGGAAATGGTTGATACAATTAAGGGACTTGGTCAATAAGAATTGTTTCTGTATCCGAACGATTACGCCTATAGTTTCTAATTTTATAAATTATAAAAAATATTATAGTTATTAAACCACATAATAATGATATACCTAATATTCCAACCAAAAGATATATCAAACCTAATATATTACCGTCTAACATTAATATGTTTTATTCAAATTTTCCTTTAATATGTTTTTAATCTTTAGGGGTTTAAAAAAATATTTTTATATTTACTATAATAATGTCAAGTGCAATTACTATTAATTTTGACGACCTTAAATACAATCTTTATGATATTTTAGGATTAACAAAAGATGCATCAGAAAATCGTATTAAAAAAACTTTCAGAAAACTTGTAATAGAATTACATCCTGATAAAAATAAAGATGCAAATGACGAATTATATAATCACGTAATTATTGCTAATCAAGTTTTAACTAGTAAAAATTTAAGAAATGATTATGATAATTTTTTAAATGAAACTAAAAAAAAAGATTCTTTTTTAGATCTTAAAAATAATTTTGATTCTCAGATTAAAGAAATTGAAAAATTATTTCCCGAAAAAGAAGAAGCGAAAAATCTTTTTTCAAATAAAATTAAGGAATTGAATAATAAACATGGATTTTCTGCAAATGATGATTCTGGAAATATATTAAATAAATATGAAAATATTAAAAAGAAAAGAGATCTTATTAGTATTCCGCAAGAAAGAATAGCAAATACAAAAGATTTTAATAATAAATTTGAAAATAAAAAAGAATCTGGAGTATTTTCTGAACAAATTATTATAGCAAATCCTAATAGTAATTTAGGTACATATCAACCAAATGATGGTTTGGCTTCTATAGGAGATTATTCTAATTTATATTCTGAAGATACTATATCTACAGGAGCATATACAAGTTTGGATATGGCTTTTAAAATTCAAAAAATTAATACAAGTGTAAAAGATAAAACTCTTGAACAAAGAATGAAAGAATATAAATCAGAAACAACTCAATTTAATAATAGAAAACCTAATGATTTTTCTAGTACAACTTTTAATGATTGGAATTCTAAAGAAACCTAATTTGATAAAAATAATTCAGCAGCATTATATCCTAATTGTATAATTTTTAATTTGTATTCCAAATTTATATCAAAATTTGTAATATTGAATTGTGTATTTTTTATTTGAACAACATTTTTCAAATATTTTTTTATATTTTTTTCACTAATTGTATCTGCTGTTAAACTTAAAGTTGATGTAATAAGTGTTTTAACAGAATCAATTACATTATTATGAGAATTTTTAACATAAAATCCAATAGTTGATTTTTTACTACAATAATTTATTGGAAAATTATTTACCAATCCACCATCAACAAAAAATTCATCATTTATTTTAACAGGTGTAAATATAATTGGTATAGAACAAGATATTTTTAATGCAATTATAACTGAAAAATCTGGTGTATGATCTACACTAAATGTTGCTTCACATCCTTTCGTTAAATTTGTCCCAACAATAATTAATTTTTTATTTGTTGATTCAAATAATTCTTTAAAAGTAATATCTTTCTTATTTAATTTTGATTTTAAAAATTTTATAAATAGTAATTTAATTCTTTCACCATCTTGAATTCCAAATTTTTCAAAAAAATTAATACTATCTATTTCTCCTGTTAATTTAGAAAAGTTAAAATTTAATACAAAATCTTTTAATTCTTTAATCGTCCATCCTAGATTTAATAAAAATGCTAACATCGCACCGGCAGAAGTTCCTACAAATAATGTAATTTCATCTAAATTAATAATATTAGCTTCTATTAATTTTTCTAAAGCACCAACAAATGAAAATCCTTTAATACCACCCCCACTAAAACATAACGTGTTAATTTTATTTTTTTTAATGTTATCTTCTAAAATTTCTTCTATTTTTTTTACATTATCGTCTAATATTGTTTCTTTTACATTATCATCTAAAATTGTTTCTTTTACATTATCGTCTAATATTATTTCTTTTACATTATCATCTAAAATTGTTTCTTTTACATTATCGTCTAATATTATTTCTTTTACATTATCATCTAAAATTGTTTCTTTTACATTATCATCTAAAATTGTTTCTTTTACATTGTTATCTAATATTGTT